TAATGGGAAACCATCAATAATAGGGTTCTCAATGTCGTTAGTATGAACGTTATCAAACGCTGGGTTCAATACAAACTTAACGTTAGCCAAGAAAGGAATAACGTATTGAGTGTATGCAAAACCAAAGTTTAGATCCATACCTTTTCCAGTGATTGCTCCTACTTCAGATGCATTGATCACTAAGCCAGAGTTGATAGCCTCACGCTTAATAGCTTCGTTTACAAGCTTCATACCACCAAGGCCAGTTTGTACAACTAATTCACGCTTAGGATCTGGACCTTGAAACTCAACTTTACCATTAAAGAAGTTGAAGATCTCAGACTTAAACAAATCTAAGTTGAAAGAACCTTTGTTATAAATACGCTTGTAAGAGTTATCCAACTGCTTCCAAAGACCTACAGATAATCTGATGTCATCTGGACCATCTTGCTTAACCTTACCACCTTGACCCCACATTAAGTAGGTCTCAATGTCATTAGCAATTTTGCTCAAGTGAGCTGCTTCCATTGCAGTTAAGAATGTACGAGTAAGCTGTCCTGATTCGTAAGCTTTCTTTACATAGTCTTTACCCATTTTAGAAGCCATAGTCTCCAAACTTGAAACTGAAGGATCAACGTTCTTGTCGAAGTTTCTCCACATTTCAATAACTGGAACAGTTCCGTCAGCTTTCATTCCACCTTTCATCATCAAGTCAGCTCTAGAGCTTACAGAATAATGAACGTGAGCTTCAGCACCACCTACGTAGTTGTAAAATTCACGGAAACCTGCATTGATGTTACCGATATCAGAGAAACGCTCACCGTATTCACCACGAGCAGATCCTTTACGGAACACCTTAGTACCAACTTTAAGATATTTGTTATCCAAATACTTAGCATTGTCGTTGTTTACCAACTGAACAGTGTAGATGAAACCGTCACCTGCTGGGATAATATCGTCAGCTGTGATGTACATTTCCACACCATTGTACTTGTCATAAGTGATAATATCACCATGACCAAAAGAACGCTTGTTAATTTTAATCTTGAAGGCTTGACCGTCAATACCTTTAGTGGCATTAGCTGATTCAATATCTTCTGTAATGTATGGGAGATCCTGCGTTACTGGAATCTGCCACTTGTACTCACCACGTGCATTATCTACTGAGATAACGTTCTTACCGCCAAAGCTGGACATTTGGTACAAAGGCATTTCTACTTTTTGTGCCATAGCCCATAAATCTACTGGACCTAAATCTGTAGGTTCAGCTGACTTTAGCAAGTTTGAAAGGTGGTAGCTGTCTACGTGCGAGCTAGTCTGGTAGCTGGTATCTCGTAGAAATATACCATTGTTCAAAACTGGAGTTGCCATGAGGCTTTTAAATTTAAAGGGTTAATAATAAATAGTTTAAGTAAATTAGCGTTTAAATATGTTTGTAGGTCTAGCAATCTTTCTAGATCTAGTTTCATCTTCTTCCTGATAAGTAGAAACATTCTTACGACTTTGTTCAGTCTTCAATTGTCTCACTGTTTGTTCTACCGCTTGGTTCTTCCCTTGTTTTACAAGAGTCTGACGGTATTCTTCAGGATTAGATAGTAACCAAAGTGCTTCAGCAATCAATGGGTAGTTAGGTTCTACAAACTGATACTTCTCTAAAAGATGACCTAACTGGTTAGTTGGTCTTCCACTAATAGAAGGATAGTTTGGTTGAACTAGTCCACTATATAACTGAGCCTGAGTTTTCTTATCCAACTTAAGTCCGTTGATCTCTGCCGGTCTAAGAGCTTCAAATACACTTTTCATGTAAGTGTCTGCTGCTTGTTCCTGCTGAATCTTTCTGCTTTCTTGTTCAACAATCTGAGATTGTACAAACTCTTCTTGCATCTGATCCAACTTTGGCTTAAACTGCTTGGCTTTTTTCTCTAGTACTCCTAGATCTTTCCAAGTAGTTAGTTCTTCATCAATCTCCTCTTCGTTACCAAATCCGGTGGCTTGTAAATAAGATCTTACAATACCTTCCTGATCGTTCTCTTTAGTAGGGTCAAGCTGACGAACTTGCTCAACTTGTGCTAGAGCTTGGAAAAGACCTTTTAAATCTTGTCCTCCATCTGCTACATACTTAGCTGCATATTGCAACTCTTCTGGTAGTGACTCAAAAAACTCTTGGGGTGTCTTAGCAGCAACTTCTTGTTTTAAGTTATCAATGTTGGCTTGCCATAGCTCCTCAACATCTTTCTCTCCAAGACCACCTAAGTACTCTTCAAGAGACTGGTTACCCTCATCATAGTCATCAAAAGCAAACATCTCTTTTGACTCTATTCGTTTTTTAAGAAACTCTACTAAGCCAGACTTTTCTGTCTTAGGTCTTCCACCTTTAGATTTAGATGGCTGATCAGCATCCTGATCATCATTATCATCTACATTCACAAGGTCATTAATAAAGTTTTTAGCTGCATCAGGATCTTTTGGCTTTCCATCTGCATTTTCATCTTTATCAGTGTTATCTTCTTCATCTAGAAAGCTTGTATCAAACTTTCCTTGACTAAAGATGTTGGGTTTTTGGTCTTTTTTATCTTCAGTGCTAGGAGTAACGATGCTGTCTGCACCAGGTGCTCCTAACCAACTGTCAATATCAAGATCCACTTGTTGTACAGATGTCTGTACATTGGTTTGAGTATCAGTCATTTTGTTTGGTTTTTTTGTGTATCTCTACATAATTAATATACAACTTAAATCTTAAAAATTTACTTATCCTGTAATATTTTTATCTAAGGTGTGGATAATAGAGCTATAACTATTTTGTCTTTTTATCAGAAGATTTAGAGACATCATATTTATTTTTATTTTCTTTAGCAACTTGTAACTGTTTGTCTGCTATTTCTTTTCTAGCTTGTAATGATTCACGCTCAATCTGTAGTTTCTGATTACCCTGTTCTTTCTTAGTCATCTCAGATTCACGCTTCAAGTTCATCTGATCTTGATAGCGTTGTTCCTGACGAATACCTTCTAAAGCATCTTGGTAATCTGACACTTGGTTTTGATTAATATCTACAGTGGCACCATAACCAGCTGCTCTAATCTCTGCCACTGTAAGCTGTGTTTGTCTATCCATATCAGCTTGTTCAGATCTAAACTGAAGATCCATTGCTTTCTGCTTCTCTTGAGACTCAATCATCTGCTTCTGCATTTCTTGTTGCTGCTGCATTTCAGACTCTTTCTGAGACTGTACCTTTTGTTCAGCATTCTTAAGAACACCAGTAAGTTCTGCAATAGACTCAGACTTAATAACATTACCTAGATCATAAATAGAAGCACCAGTGGTATTATTGTTAATAGCTAGTTGTTTAAGCTGCTCCATTACAGCACGAGAATTAGTCTTAGTGGTGCAGAATATGTTTAAGTCTCTCATTAACAACTCAGTGCCATTAATCTCAAAGTTAACCTTCTCATCTTTAGAAGTGATATACTGAAGACGTACACTAGGTTTGTTAGAATGATAATACTGAGCCAAGTCAGTTCTCATTTGGTGAACTCTTGGCATTAGGTTATCAGAGTGTTGTATAAAATACTGCTCTGTCTGTGCATAAGAAGCAGACATAGCTTGTTCAATACCCGTAGCTGTTTGCTGAGCAATAGCCTGACCCATACGTTGTGGGTTAAGACCAATCACCTCAAAAGCTTGGTTCTTGAAATAACTTGCTAAGTTTACACGAGAAAGTAAACGGTTAGTTTGTTCTAGGTTCAACACTTGATAGTGTTGGAAGTTAAGAGCATTCTCAGTGTTTGTAATAGACGTATCTAAAGGCAACATCTGGAAGTTCTTCATAGCCACATAGGCTTTGGCCAGATTATTTTTACCCCAATCTTCTCCCATGGAGTGACGAGGCAAAGAGTTCTGGTCCAACATAATAACCGTACCAAGCTCATCAACCAAGATGTCTGCTATTTGGTTATTTACAATGTTATAGCCTATCTGGTATGGTTTCATAAGATCTACCAATGAAATACTGCGGGTATTACGATCACCGAACACAGAACCTTCCACTGGTAGTTTACAGCCATATAATGTTGCATCTCCTTTAAACTGGAACGGAACTCTTCCTGGTTTGCCACCATTCAGTCCCAAATAAATTGGATTGATGCCACCTGGGTTATTCATACCCCAAAACGCTGGTCTATTAGGACCAATCTTCACTCCACCCCATGTTTCATTAATCCAAATCCAGTCAATATGTTCACCAAAGATTAAGTTATCTTTGGACTTTTGTTTGTATATAGATGTATTATACAAAGGCTTATCTGTCACTTTATATTCTTCAGTGATGATATCCTGTATAATTTCTCCTTCTTCTGTAATCTTAGTTAAGTGACCTATCTTACGTTGGCTCTTCCAATAAATAGTAGAAACACGTAATAGATGCGTCTTACCAAAATCCACAGTGTCTTCTGAATCTGCTAAGATCCATTCTACAATATCTCCTGTACCAAACTTAGTGTCGTACAAAGAAGCATATTGTCTATACCCCAATGATGGCATTTCTGTATTCCAATCATGAGATTTAGTAGGATCATAATAAGTACCGTCATTCTGGTAACCCTGTACAGCATAGCCTGCTGAACGGACCGGATAGATGGCTTCTAAGGACTCCATTTGTTCCTCGTTCATCATCCATCCATACTTGTCAATAACGTCCGATACGGACATCATATCCATCTTACCGACCCAATTACCTTGGGAGATGTATCTAACATCTGGAGACTTATGATAAAAAGTTAAAAGTGGGTTCCAAAGTTCTAGTTCATAGTCATCTTCATTCATTTTAAAATGCCAGAACTCTCTATCTGTAATAAGCATGTCTTTAAATCCACGCTCTTCTAATTCTTGTAGTTTAAATCTTTCCTCGTCTACAGACATCTGATGACTAGCCCATTGCTCAATCATAGACTTGTAGTCTTTACGGAAGAATCCTTCAATCTCAGGAAGTTGTTGTAAGCTTTCTGGAGCTAATGCTTTCTGCATTTCTTCAGAGTCAAGCTCAATACCCATAGCCATCATCTCCATCATCATCTTCCTTTCAGCATCTTCAAGCAAGACTTTCTCCACCATACCACGCTTTTCTTCCATCATCTCGTTATGAGAGATGTCATCCATAGCTTTAAACATAATACGTGAGCTTCTTTTGGAAAACTCATTACATAATACGTTAATTACGTTAGGAATAATAGGATAAAACTTAAGTTCTAAAGCAGATTCATCTTCTTTTGTAAGTGTGTCAATAAGATCTGCCATCTCATTATCCTCTTCTACAATATAATCAGCTTTGTCAATAATACCTTTAGCAAGCTTGTAGTTCTTCATCAGCCTACGAGCATTACGTCTAAGCTGTTTCATTCCTTGAAACTCTAGCCAATCTAGGTTCCAAGATCTCCACTCTTCGTCTTTTTCCTTTTCAGATATAAACTGGACAGGCTGGGTAAGTGTACCCATTTTGTTATAATCCGCCTTTTTCCCAGATTTAAGATCTAGAGCATTATATATCTGCATGATAGTTAAGTATTTAAGTCTGCTGAATTATCTACAGCTGTATTAGTAAAAGATGTGCCAGTTGTAGAGATAAACGAAGGATAGTTAATACCTCTAGTAATTGAACTACCTGTATTAGGAAAAATAGCCGTACCACTACTAGTTAAGTATTGTACTGGTTTATCCATCGGTTGTTTTGGCTCTTCATCCTTTAAAAGAAGCAAAGCTTCCTCAAGGCTTAGGTAGTTTTCTTTAATTAATCTAGAAAGAATAGTTACTTTTTGAGCATGAAGTTCTTGATTTTCCATAATTATCTCATATTTTTAAAGGGATTACGTGGGCTTTTTGAATTAACTCCATTACCTTTAGAGCCACCTATATGTCTAAAGGGGCTCCAATTTAATTTACTAAATTTCTGGGAGTTATCCAAGTTTTCTTTTGTAACTTCTACACGTTTAGTCAATCCTCTGTTACTCTGTTGCACCTTTGCAAAGGCTATAAGAGCACAAAAAGCTACTAATCTATCTACGTTTAGACCATCTCTGTATGCTTGCATCTCTTTTAGAAGCATAATATCAGGGATACGTTCAACACCATATATTGTCTTTACAATGTCACCATTTTCTTTGGTCTCATGATCTAGTTCTTCTTTTGTAAACTCTATACCATAAGATAGTACATTTCCTTTGAATAATGTACCTACGTTTTTCCAACCATATTCTTGGAATACATTTCTATTGGCACCAATATCTTTTAAAAATAAGATCATATCTTTTGGAACTAAGTACTTCTGCTTTCTTTTTGAAATCATGTACTGAATAAACAAAGCTACGTTATTTTCTACAATAGTCCAGGCATTATACCATTCTATAAGAAGCTCAAGTCTTTCATGAGTTTTATTAAGATCATCAAAACGTCCACACCATGATGCTACAATCATGTCACGTTCTATCTCGTTCTTTACAGATCCGTTACCATCATCCTTTATAACCTCTACTGGATTCTTATATACGTATATAGAACATAGTGAATCAGATGTAGTGGTCTTTCCTTCACTAACGGGGTCTACAGAAGCATAGTACATCCCAAATGTAGGATCTTTATGAGGTCTTTCGTAAATACACAACACTCCTTCTTTATCTTCTGTCTTCTTAGACACAGGAAAGTCCATGATAGGAATCTTTCTGGAAGGTTTGTCTACAATCTTACCCTCAGCATTACGAGATAGTTCTAAATATTCAGTGGGATATTCTTTATCTTGTATCCGTTGCATTTGTTTAGCAACTAAGTGTGGAGGAAACACACTCACCTTACGTGTAGCAAATGCTTCTTCTATACAACGAGGTTGCTGAGATACTGTCAACTGATAAGCTGCCGGATCTAAGTCCTTCTTCATCTTATCAAACTCTTTCTCTAATGCTTCTAAAGCTTCTTCCACTTTAGAGTTGCCCCATTGATCTATGTATGGAGGCATAGACCATTGTTCAGGAATAAACAAACCTGTTTTTCCTATTGTACCATCTTTATCAATGAGATTAGACTCTACAGCATAAAATCCATTTTCTTCTGGATGCATGATGTATTCTTTCATAGGCTCGCACTGGTCTAAATCACCGACAGATCCAGCTGCAATAAACTGACCCGTAATCATGTGACCAGACTTCAATGCTGGTTTCATAAACCCGTAAGTATCGTCCATCTTTGGAGCAATACCGGCTTCCTCATGAAAGAAATAGGTGACAGGTCCACCGACACCGTGTGTTGGGTCTTTCTCAAAGGAGTATAAGTTAATCGTGGATTTCAAACCTCTATAAGTATCACGACCACCCATTCTCACTTTAATCTGTTGCTGCCAAGCTCCCACCTTGTCTGGCTCTGCTGGTCTATACCATGCAGTGTGTTCATTTAAAAAGTTCTTGTATTCACCAAGAAACTTCCATGAACCTTTCTCATTAATGTAATCCTTTAGACTAGCTCCTATCTTTAATACAGCTCCTTCTTCAAACCAATACTGGTTGATTAGCTTAGCCATATGAAAATATGAGGATGCTATCTGACGCTTCTTTAGAATGATAGCATGCTTATAATGTAATTCAGCTAAATGCTCATATAGTGCCATATGATACTGTGCATCTCTCACCTTAGCAAAGTCAAATCTTTTTTCTTCTTTATCATATATAGGTAAAAAGTTTAACCACATGTAGTAGTCTCTACTAATATACCAAGTACCATTTACACTCTTGACAATTATACCTTTACGACACTTAGCTTTTTGGTCATCCCAATAAGTTATAAAGTCTTTACTCTTTACTGGAGCTGGACAATAGTATCCTTGCTTATGAAACTTACGAGCTTCAATATTAAAGATTTGACTAGTCTCGTCAAAGTTATACTCACCCGGTTCTTTAAAAACAGATAATAAAAAATCTCTAAACTCTTCTCTACTATAAAAAGTAGTTACTGTCCAGTGATCAATATTATAAGTGGGTACTTCTATAAATATGTTAGGTTCCAATTACTTAGTTGAGGTTAATTTATGTATGTCAATCACATCCCCTTTACATTTATGTAGTAAATGTAAAAGAG